AGCAACTTCCAAGATTTAACAAAGGGACGAGTTTCTATAGTAGTTCAGGACGTAAATAACAACCTATTTGTAATGGGTCACACACGAGGCGTAGAGCTAACAGGTGGGACTCTAGAGTCAGGTGTAGCTATGGGAGACTTCAACGGACTCAAATATGAGTTTACAGGTGAAGAGTTTATCCCAGCTCCATTCTTAGCGAATTTATTAGGCGTACCTACAGGTACTGATATAACTTGGACTCCTACGACTTAAGCTAAGCCTATTAACCGAAATCAAGGAAAGGGGGGGGCGTATAGCCTCCCCTTTTTTATTTAACTATGATAAGACTCCTTCCAAATACAGCAAGTCAGACGATATTTGTCTCCCCCTTTCAAGCTAGGAAGTATCTTGCGTCTTTTACTCACTACCTCATCGAGTTTAAGAGTCAGGCGACTAGTAAAACATACTCCCTTATCCTTAGAGTAGATTATGACAACGCTCGATACACTCAGGCAACTATAGGGACGCAGTCAGATGAGGCTACTAGTGGAAACATCACAATATCAGATACAGGATTCTACACCTATACTATATGGGGACAAAATTCAAGTTCCAACCTCAGCCCTTTGGATGCCTCAGTAGTCGGAGAGTGTGAGGTGGGAGTTCTCCAGATCATTGGAGCTGAGGCGTGGGATATTCCTGCAATTTCAATCCCTAATAATGTCGTATATTACGAGTAATGGATATTTTAAAACTTGCCCAATATGTTCCCAAGTCTTTTGATGAGAAATCTTCAGGGAAAGGATGGATTAACTACGGAGATGACAACCTCTACCCTCAGTATTTAGTCGAATTATATCAGAAGTCAGGCACTCATAACGCTCTATGTACTTCTATAGCTTACATGATATTCGGGGAGGGTCTAAAGACTGACAGCCTAGAGGCTCGTCTGAAGATGGAAGAGTGGAGTTTGAATGATGAGATTCGCAAATCTTGTATTGATTTGAAGATTCAGGGGGGGTTCGCTCTAGAGGTCATCTATTCTATGGATAGAACTACAATATCTAAGGTCAGACATCTACCCTTTGAGAATATACGCTCAGGGGAGGCAAATGACAGGGAGGAAGTAGATTTCTACTACTATTCTAGAGATTGGGCAGACAAGAGATGTGAACCTGAAGAGGTACACACATTCGACCCCTCAAAAAGTAGGAAGTTTCCTGTTCAAATTCTATATGTTAAGCCGTTCTCTGTGGGGTCTTTCGCGTATCCTTCTGTGGACTATCAGGGAAGTATCTCATATATAGAGCTGGATAAAGAGATAGCCTCTTATCATATTTCTAATATACGCTCAGGACTTGCCCCCTCGTATGTCATTAGCTTTCTTAATGGTTCTCCTCCTGTAGAGGAAAGGAATAGAATCAGGAACGATATAGAGAGTCAATTAGCAGGAGCAACAAACGCAGGGAAGTTTATTATCACGTATTCAGACCAACCTGATAGAAAGCCATCCTTTGAGCCGTTTCCATTAACGGACGCAGATAAGCAATATCAATTCCTGTCAACGGAGACCACAGATAAAATCATGGTAGGTCATAGGGTAGTCTCTCCTGCTATGTTTGGAGTCAAGACTTCAGGACAGCTAGGAAGTACTCAAGAACTAGAGATAGCATCTCAGTTATTCGAGCGTCAGGTTATCCTTCCCTTTCAGAGAATCGTGGACTCAGCTGTAAAGTCTATTTTTAGAGCGTCAGGGATACTCGACCCTGTCAAGCTATACAAGAACCCCCCAATAGTAGTCCAAGCCTCTCGGAACGCTCCTATAGAGCCTGAGAAGTTTAAGAAGGACATCATAGACCTAGACCTAGCTATAGACAGCCTAATAGAGTCAGGAGAGGAAGTGAGCGATGAGTGGGAATGCATAGACTCTAGAAGGGTAGTGTATAAAGAAGAGGAGGCACAGGATGAGATGTGGAGCTTTGCCAGAACAATCGGAGGAGGAAGGAAAGAAAGTGACCCCTCACAAGTCTCTAAACAGGATAACAAACTCATTAAAATTCGATATGCTTATATGCCTAAAGTATTGGGAGGATTTGGAACTAACCCCTCAACAGGTAAGGAATATAAGAGTAGAGAGTTTTGTACTAAGATGGTTAATGCAGGTAATAAAGTTTGGGCGAAGGAGCAGATAGAATTAGCCTCTTCAAAAGCCGTTAATAGAGGATGGGGAGAGAGAGGAGCGAATACATACGACCTATTCCTAAACCATTGTGACTCAGAGAGTTACGAATTATACAAAGGAGGGGGTAGCTGTCAGCATTTTTGGCAACGTATCACATATCTCAGAAAGAATAACAAGAAGGTAAGCGTGAACAAAGCAAAGAAAATCATGAGAGAGGCAGGATATGACCCTATGGAGGTTAATAGTCCCAAAGTCGCAAAGCGTCCACGCGATATGGAAGGGAGAGGTTTTGTTGATGGGCGTGGAAATTGGACAACACCTAGAAACTAATGGCACTTACCCCCGAAATACTATTCGTAAATCCTGACTACCTCAAGAGAATAACCAACTTAAACGGCTCAATAGAGGATTCTTATGTGATTCCTTCAGTAATCATAGTACAGGACAAAATACTTCAGCAGTATCTAGGTACTGACTTGATGAACGCCCTCTTAACTCATATTAAAAACTCTACACTAGCAGGAGACAACCTGACCCTAGTAGATGACTATGTTAGGAAGTGTGTTGCATGGTGGACTATGGTGGACTTAATCCCTAGCCTATACGTTAAAATAGACAACGGAGGACTAGTGATAAGAATGGCAGAGAATACCTCTCCAATCTCTCCAGCTGACCTTCACAGGGAGGTAGAAAGAGCGCGACAGAATGCACAATTTTACACAGAGAGACTAGTTTCTTATCTATGTCAGAATAGTGGCTTATATCCTGAATACTCGACCAACACAGGAAGCGATATGAGTCCTATTACAGAGACTTATAATCAAAACGGAATGACATACTCCTATGGTCAGGGGTCAGAGCCATATAAAGGACTACTATAGTGAACAGGAAGGAGAACGTAAACAAATTAAAAGAGTGGGTAAAGAACTATGGACACGATTATTCAGACATTAATAAGCCTAATACCCTCCCTTCTCGCTGTGGTGGGTGTATATGTGAACCTGACGAGGGAAGTGGAGAGGTTAAGGGGGCGTGTCTTCAACCTTGAAAGCGATAGAGATGAAATTAAAACACTAGTAAAAGAGTGTATAGATGGTATCCATGAATTGAAGGTCTTAATAGCAAGGAAAGGAATATGAACAGACTCAAGTGGTTCGATATAAGTGAATTTGCAAGTCCCGATTCTGAGGGATCTGGAGATATGATGGAAATAGAACTGCTTGAAAGACTTGATTTGGCTCGTGATATTGCAGGGTTTCCCTTCATTATCAATTCAGGATTCAGAAGTATCGCTCACAATAAGAAAGTAGGGGGGGTGAAAAACAGCTCTCACCTGATGGGATGGGCAGCAGACTTACATTGTGGTAGTGGAAAGAGGAGGTTCTTAATGATTGAGGCATTATTAGACGCAGGATTTACACGTTTGGGGATTTCGGGGGGTGACAACGGATTCATCCATGTAGACTGCGACCCTAATAAGCCTCAGATGACTATATGGACGTACTAACCCCCTATGAGACCTAGACTATCAGGAAACAAATTAGAGGCATTTAAACGGCTTACAAGGGACGAGAGACGTATCCTAGTAATAGGAGACATACATGAGCCATATTGCTTGAAAGGATACAGGGAATTTTGTCAAAAGACCTACGCAGATTATAACTGTAATCAGGTCATCTATATCGGAGATATTTGTGACCATCAATATACTTCCTTTCATGACTCAAATCCAGATCTATCAGGAGGGAAGGACGAATTAGACCACGCAATAGCAGAAGTCCACAAATGGAGAGATGCCTTTCCATTAGCAAAATCAACTGACTGCATCGTGGGAAATCATGACAGGATAATAGCTCGGAAACTATTCAAAGCAGGAGTGCCTAAACAATGGCTTAAATCTTACAACGAAGTTCTAGGAACTAATTGGAATTGGACTGAGCGCATCGTCTACGATGGGGTGCAGTATATACATGGTGAAGGAGGTACTGCATCGACAAAAGCAAAAGCAGACCTTATGAGTACTGTTCAGGGTCATATTCACACACAATGCTATGTGCAATGGTTCACAGGACAACAACGCATCCTATCTATGCAGGTAGGGAGTGGAGTGGATAGAGATAGTATAGCTATGGCCTACGCAAAAGCATTCAGATTTCAGCAGATAGCCTGTGGAGTAGTTATCGGAGGTCATACTGCTATCAATGTAATGATGAACAAATGAAAGAACACCTATTAACACTACTAAAAGCCTTTGATATTACCCAGCTCTTAAAGGGGAAGGGAGACCTGAGACGATGGTCTTCTAAGCGTACTGTAGGGGGTTTGATTGTGGTCT